GTTTCCCAGTCACGATCTGCGTAGGTGATCGTCGGAGTGCCACTCACCGCTTCGCCGATCGTGACGACCTTCGGGTAGCCGTCGGTCGACAGGCCTGGCTTGAGTTCGAAGTTTGCGAACAACGCACCGACCCCGGTCGATTGATCCTCGCCGGTTTGATTCACGTTGAAATGAGCACGAAATCCACTCGACCCTTCTTTGGTCAACGCCCCGTTTACGATCAAAATATCGAGGAGGCTCGACGACGATCTCGACGCTGCGAGCAGGGCCTGATACCCGGCATTCGCGTCGTCGACACGAACTTGTAGTGTGACCGACAGATCGATGAGTGTCTTTGCATTCAATACAAACTTCGTCTCGCGAGTCTGGAAGCTAGACATCTGCCACGGCGGTGCTACCTGCACGTCGCCGGCAAGTGTGATTTCCGTCCACGTCGGCGATCCATACGTTCCGGTGTTTCGAAAAACCTTCGCGTTGATGCCAGCCTTCGCTCCGCCCGATGCTGCCATTTTATAGCACCTCTTCGAAGATGAAATTGATTTCGGACCAGAACAGTTTACCTTGCAGTTTTTCCGGCACGTAAACAACGACATCGGCGGACCGCGTCGTCAGCTTTCGTGTCGTCGCAAAAACGAGAGGATCGCGCGAGTAGTCGAGCAGATCGACGACGTAATCTTGTACGAACTCAACTCGTTCTTTGATCCACGATTTCGTCGGCTCGCCAGCACTTTCGTATCGCTCGATTACAACGGCCGTCAGGTCGTAAGTGTGTACGTCCTCACCCCTTGTTATCGGTGAGTTACCGTACTTCGTCGGGACGAAAAATACACTCCGACCGGATCGATCCTCGAACGCATACGGCAGCAGGAAATCCCACAAAACTTCGCTCGGTGCCGTTGGATTCCACGCGTCTGAAACCGCGTCTACCACCGCGTCTGCGACCGCTTCAATCCTGCTTGCCACGGTCGCTACCTCACGTTACACTCACTAGCTTTGTGTGTATCCGATATACACCAAACCCAGTGTCGGAATACCTCCACGCTGGTTCGCCGGTTCCTGGCGTACAAACCTCGAACACTCTTACTGTTGAGTCGATTACTTCGCGAATCCGATCGCCGATCGCTGGTTCTCCGAAATCTTCGAGGTCGGCAACGGCGATCAAGAAATCACGATCTCCAAACTCAACTCTCGGACCACCTTCGATCGTCGACACGAAAACCGTGCGACCGGAAACAGCTACGACACTCACCGAGAGCGAAGCACGAGTGTACGTCACGGTAACGCCAGCCGACGATTTCAGCTTCGAGTTCAACCAGTCGCGAGCACGAGAGAATAAACTCACAAGTTACCCTCGGACACCAACTCAGTTGACTGAGTTGGTGTTACTCCACTCATCCTTCCTGATATCGAACTCGGAGTTCGTCGAGCGCCACTCGTGCGGTCGTCGTGCCGGAAGTCTTTTCTACGTGCGCGAGCAAACCGAATGGACCGGTTGCAGCATTGACATTGAATGTAGTCGCCGGCAGTACGTTGACGCCATCGACGTACAACTGTACGTCTGCCGGATCGCGCATATCGATCCAGAGATGAACGCGATTTGCTACTGCGCTCCCCTGCGTCACGTCGACGGTTGTATCGGTCGCTGCGACTTCAGTCGTGCCGTCGTCGCTTTCCGCTTTGAGATCGAGAGCGCCGCCGTCGAGGTGGAAGAATACAGACTCAGCGATTGAGTCCGCGTCGGTCGTGTGCGTTGCATTTGCGACCCCGACGTTGATATCGACAGCCGCTCCACTGCCAGCATCGGGAAAGCGGAGAACCACTTCGACAATCGCATTTGCGGTTTTATCGAACCGATCCACCGAGAAGAGATCGATACACTGAGCCTCGTTGGTTGCAGTGAGTTCGATCGAGTGAGTGCCGCCGAGAACCTTCGGATACCCGAACGCTCCAACGGCCTGCGTACCGGTCGGAACCGACAGGAATGCATCGCGATGGACGTCGATATCCCAACGTGGATCGGCGTTGAGATCGATCGATACAGTCGTCGCAGAAGACGACACATCGCCGACGACGCGACCGAGATAGAAATCCCGGTCGTTCACCTTTCGGAAAGTCGCCACGGACGCCGATCGATCCCACCACGCTTCGCCACCGTCGAGAAGTGCATACCCGGTCGACTTCGGAAGATTGAAAATACCACTGTCTTTATACGCAATCAACTCACCTACCGTCCCGGCGGTCGTCTTTTGCATTACGCCAGCACGCCCGCTCGCCAGTTGCTCGACGTCGCCGGTCAGCGCCGCTACCGTTAGTGTCTTGTATATAAGCCCTTCGTTTCGCGCCAATTGTGCTTCGGCCATTGAATCCTCCCATAGTTTCGATTGCAATTGCATGGCAATGAATTACCATGCAAACATGTTGTGTCACTTCTTTCCTTTCGGATCGGCGTCGACGTTCCCGACACTGGATTCGGCCGGATCGACGAGCTTCGCGAGGCCGGTCCGGATGATCGATTCGAGCATGCCAGGAGGAATAACGGAGGCCGGGACTACGTCGCCGTCGGCGTACATTGTGCCATCGCAGGACACCGCTTTGAGAAACTGAATCACGGACGAACCTCTCTGTGTATCGATTGAATTGATTGACATGCAACTCACATGTCAATCAATTCTTCATTACGCTGTCTGTTTCGAGATACCTCGCCAGTCTTTGAACGTGACGCCGATGGTGTGTTGAATATCGAATCCGACGCCGTACTCGCCTCCCTGGTCGATCTTCCACATTCTCGTCAGTGGAAGCTTGCCGCGACCCTTGAGATATCCGACGACGATCGGCGTAAACGTCGCACTCAACCCGTACCAGGTCGTCGACGAGCCAGCGTACGTGACCTTCGTCAGCGGATGAGTCAGCCCGTTGTCGAGTCGGGAATCGGCGACGGTAGTGATGCCGAAATTGGTGAGCGGATTATTCGCGCCTCGCACGGTGTCGGTTGTGCCGGCGATCACGACGACAGCGCTGCCGAGGACACTCAATGCAGTTTCGTAGAGTGCCTGCGGAACTATCAGGTGAGTCAACGGAATGTCGAGATTAACACCGTTTTCGCGAATCGTCGACATTGCAACTCGTGCCGCCGACACGTTCGCCAGCGTAAGCGGCTTGCTGGTCAGCAGGTTGCCGTCGGTTGCATTGAACACCGACCGGCCCGTTTTCGTGAGTGTCGGCGCTTCGTAAATTGCGCCATAAACCATGTCCGGACGGAGTCGCTTCGCCGACATTCCCATTTGAACTGGCACCTCGGACAGGACGCCGAGGTTGTCGTTTTGAATTGCAATTTCATCGAACGACGATTGTCGCGCGAATCGCTTGACTTTGAATGTTTCGACGCCGTCGCTCCATTCGAAGTGCTCGGCTTCACCGTTCTCCGGCAGCTCGGTGAGCGACCCTGCGAGATTGAGCTTTGGCAACTCGTTGAGCTTGTAGTCGTTGACTTCGAGATCCCACGTCAGTCCCTCGGTTGTGTCCGGGGACTGCATGTACTGGTCGAGGAGGATCGCATTGTACGAGGTCGAAAAGACATTCACGAACGACCCGGTCGAAAACGAAGCCTGGATCATCTCGTCGCGAGAGTGAGGTGCTGTGAGGCCACGGGCGCGAAGGGCCAGCGATCCGAAGTCGACGGCCGAGACTCGACCGAGACGCCATGCGCGGTCCATCACCTGGTTGAATCGAGGATCGTTCGCACCAGCCGTGAGCCATGCCGGCAATCGAGACTCAACCGACTTTCGAGCTGCAAGCGAGCACCGTTGCAGTCGGGCCTGGAAGCCACCGAAGTCGAACGAAGGCGACAGTCGAAGTAGTGCGGCTGCCTGAATGACGTCAAGCGACACTTCACCGCCGCCACGCGAGCCTTGCGAAGGAGAGCCTGGAACCGGACCGGTCGGCCGACTTGCTCTGAGATTCACGAGGATTTCGGACTGGACTCGTTCGAGTGGCCAGCCCTTTTCGATTGCGTGCGCAGCCAGCGATACCTTCCGTCCGGAAATATTAACTTCCGGATTGCTATGTTCGTTACATAGCTTCGTGATTTTCGCAGTACGATCGCGTTCCGCCTTGATCGCCACGTCGGCCGATTTCGCAGTCGTCGGGGGCAATTCTTCTTCGGTTGGTTCGGCACTCGCGGTCGTTGCAGGCGGGGCTTCTTCGGTCGGTTCGGTACTCGCGGTCGTCGCTGCCGATTCCGCCGGGTACTTGCTATTGTATTCGATCGTCATTGCTGCCCGTTGCTGGTCGGTCAGTCCGGACGGGTCGAAGCCGAGCGAGGTCACCCAGTCTTCAAACGTTGGCATACTTCCCCCTTTGATTCTCGATTTACCACGCGAAACTACAACTGTCGTATTCGGGTCTGCGCCGATCACAACGAAGGAAATCTCGCGAGGAGTGAACCCGCGAGCAATCCGAACGGGGCCATTGTAACTCTGCCCGTTCACCGTAACAGACTCACCGGTGGCAACAAAATCCATTCGGTCGGCGTCGCCACCAACGGACGCTTGCCACACGTATCCGGCGTCGGCTCGCTCGATTACTTTCGTTGCGTAATCGTACTCGTTCGCGTCCGGCTTCGTCGGAGTGAATCGGCCTTTCGCGATAATCTTCCCGCCGACGACCTCGACCGAATCAACCACACCGACAATAAAATCGATACTCGGATAGTGGTTGTATAACGCCGGAATCGGCCGATCCACTTTGTTGATCGAGTCGATATCGATAATCACTCGATCCATAAAGAAATCGAGGTCCATCGGACTGCCGGTATTCGCAACCATTTCGAAGCGTCGGACGCCAGTCGGATCGGATTGCGGGGACGGCACCGACGCTTCGCAGCGAATCGAAAGGACTCGATTCGTAGATTTACTATCTTGCTTCGGAGTCGCGTTGCTATTCTTCGGCATTGCCATCCTCGCTTCGTTGAGTCTCATCTACGCCCGTATCGCTTGCAGGCCCTTCGCTGACTATTGGATCTTGCGCAATACCATTCGAAAAACCATTGCTACTACGCCAATCGCGCTCGATCTTCTGCTGTTCGAATTCGTCTTCCCAGTTACGGCCGGACCGAGCAAATATATCCCGATACGTCGTCGTATTGTTCGCCAGATTGATCTGGTCGGCCTTCGCTTCTTTCTCCGGATCGATCGGGAAGAATGAGTCAAACATCCACTTCAATGTCCACTCACCAACCGATGGTAGGCCATGAGGTAGATAGCCTGGAATCAACAAAGCCTCTTTGAGCCAGGCTCGAAACAACCGCTTCAAGATCCTCGAAGCGATATCGCCCTGTCGGACCTTGATTCGCTTGCGATATTTCCCGTGGTCTAGTTGAGCCGAACTGTAGTTGTAGTTCGCACTCGACCCGGTACTAATCGCTTCGGGGGCACCGATCGGCTGACCGGCCTCCGTGAGGATCTCCGTCTTAAAATCGCGATACCCTGTCGTCGGTTGGCTCGGCTGAAAGGCGTTTGCTTTATGGCCGTACGGCAATGTCAACAATGCATTTCTAGGAATATCAACCTCGTCCATTGCTTCGATTGCAGTGTTTTCCTCGGTCGCTTCGTCGTCCGGCGGGATATTCGATTCGAGGACGCCAGCGATATTTGCCGCAGTTTCTGCGGCCGACAGAGCCGCTTTCGTCCAACGTCGGAGGACGGCAAACAGACTCAGCGAAGACAGCAATTCCGGCACGCCGCGAAGCTGCCCGATTCGTCGCGGATTGTACCAATGTAAAACACTCGAAGCTGGTACGGACTGATACTCGAATCCAGTGTTGACGATGTCGCTTCCGGGGTGGTATTTGAGAAAATGCCACTCATTAACATTGCCATACTGATCTAACTTTCCGCCGCAGAAATCAGTCTCGGTCGACCACATAAAGAACGGAGTGTCAACCTGGTCCGGCTCGTACAACTTCAAGTCGAGCTTCACTGGTGAATCGACGGCCGGGTTGGTCGTCATAATTCCGAACGACTCGCCGTCGCGAACCGTCGTAAATTCCATGAGTCTCAACTTCAATCCGAGATCGATTGCGTCACACCAGTCGGCGAACGACTGCTCGACCCAGCGAACCGCCGCACGAGACGCGCCCGGAATCGACAATTGCAATCTCGGACACGTACCAACGACATCGCAGATATACGTCTCGAACAAACCGGTGAGGTTGCTGTTGTTCTCGGTTTCGTACCGAGAACGCTCGCGCAGCGTTCGACGCACCTCGTACGAATTCGCAGCATTTGCACTCAGACTGTCGGTGTTCCCCCAGTGGTTTCGGTTCTGGTCGTTCGTGATCGACGCATCGTAACTCGACTGAACCGAACGCCGACGAGATCGACCTCGTTGGTCTCGCTGACTTCGAGTCGCAAGATTTCCACCGCGACGAAATAGCTTCGATATCAGTCGGCCAATGAGGCTCAATTGACACTCCGATTTGGAACTCAGTCGGCCGAAGGTGGAACCGCCTTTGCAATCCGCAGGCCACGCCAACCGGTCTTTCGGCCACCGTTGCTATTTGCGCCAGCGATCGCTGCCGCAGCTTTCTTCGCGTTCAGCGCCGCAAGTTGGTCGGCGATCGAAACTGCCGAGGCTGATTGCCCGTCGACCGATGCCGACGACGGCTCGGTTGCAGCGATCGCTATCGATTCAATTGATAGGTCGGAAGCTTCTGCCATTGTCACCTCCGGTTTATACGGTCGATTTACTCCGATGCGAGCAGGCCAGGGAGAATGGGGCGAGGTCGCCCATACACATATACTATCGCAAGTCGACCGAGAATTGTGCCAGGAAATCCGTGAAGGTAGATGTGATTTTTTGAATTGTTACTATATGTAGTATTCGATCATGTCGTTCGCTTCCTGACCCTCGCTTTCGATACCGCCCGTTCGATCGAGGTGACCGACGCCAGACACTGCGAGCAACGGCGATAACGTATCACTTTCCCGACGACTCGACGAGTTGTCGTGACTCGCGAGAGTGATCCGTCGCAGGCCGGGCACCGTAGGCCGAGCGGATGACCGGAGCATACAATCTTTCCGTTCGAGTTGACGATCATCTCTTGTTCCTCTCTGCCCGTTTTCTCGCTTGTAACTCCGACAGTTTGATTTTCTTTGGTACCTTCGTCGGCAACGATCGCGGCTCCGGCGAAGCATCGTAAGCAATCCCGCCACTCACCGCCGCCGCAACGAAGCAGCCGACCAGACAATCCCAGAAATGGTTGTCCGGTCGACCAGGTTTGAGCTTCCACTCGTCGACGACCCGGCCACCAGACTCAACACGCACACAATACTCACTCGTGCAGTGCGCAGCGAACAATCGGTGGTCGGAATCGGCCCGCGAGCCGAACAATCGCAACGCACCACGTCCGCCGTCGGTCGTCTGGAACCTTTCGGTCACAAAAGACTTCCAGTAGTTCGTATCGAAGTGAATCGTGCGTTTTTTACGGTCTGGCTCGCGAGTAAGTCGCCAACCGTCGCCGATTGTGTCGCCATCGCGTTCTGGACGGTCTCGGAGCGGTTTCTGCGTCGCCGACACACCAAAACCACGCGATGGCGCAATTGAGTGGCTCCAAACCGACTCTCGCATGAATTTATGCACAATATCGGTCTGAAAACCAGAATCGACCAACAATCGCTCGATTCGAAGCTCGACACCGTCGGTTGTCGCGTACGATCGTGAAAGTATCTCGCCGACGATCTGTTCTAATCCGATATAGATCGCAGACTCAACCGAGGTCGCGCGAGTCCACTCTTTGAGTGTCGGATTCACCGAACCGAGGTCGTAGATCGAACGGGATTGCCTCGGCCAACTACCGTATTCTATCACGTACGAAGTGAAGTCCGATTCGAATCCAACGACAGTGTAATACAATAAAGATTGTTGCACGTCGATAAAAGCGGTAACCTTCGCAACTCTACCCGGAACCACACCGCGAGGATATCCGGAACACAATGCCGTAATCTGCTTGCTCGTGAGTTCCTCGACCCTACCGTACGCATCCATCAACGGATCGTTCTGATACTCGCTCGCGAACATCCTCGGCGACGTGAAGTACAAATTCATGCAATGCTGAATTGCAGATAGCTCGCCTGGCTTGTATCGATCCGCCCAGGCAACGACCGCCCCACGATCCATCTCGCTTCGGTGCTGTCGGTAATACTCGGTGTGCGGGCCGTCGGCGAGTCTGCGCAACGAATCGTCCTCGTCCGATCTGTTGCCGTCGTTCCAACCAAGCAGTAAATCTCGATATGCATTCCAATGCTCGATAGCGTCTGGGAATTTATACAATGCCTTCTTCCTCGATATGATGCAGGTGGGGTTCCTGGCCGGGTCGAGCATCATATCCGACAGGTCACCAACCTGAACGACCGTACAAAGTGTAACAACACTCATCGACTCGTTCGGCCCACTCAGTCCAGCAATTGAGTCCTTGATCACCCGCTCTCTCGTCTCGCACTGCACGATCGACCCCGCCCGATCGTGACTGGGAAAC